TAGTAATACACATAAGGGTGAACTTGAACTTATGCTTTACTTATCCACATTTTTGCACTGCATTTGCATTTTTCTTGCTTAAAATAGTTGTTTTATTAAATATAACGCTTATCTTTGCGGTGTGTTACTATAATACATAACAAATAATATTCGCAACAATGGAAACATCACAAGTAAAAGGTTACTTCACGAATGAAGATAAATTTATTCCAAAAGGGGAATACAAGCCAACATCAGTTGATGAATACAAAGCATCGGTTGATTTCTTGATTCTCTCATGTGGCAATCGCTATGCAATCAGCTTCAACAAACCAATTGAATTGAAATGCAATCGTTCAATCAGCCGGGCAAACTGTGGCGGTTATGTGTATTACGTTACCGACAAGGCTTTGGCACAACTGAAACAACAATATTCATGGTCGTGTGATTTTTAGTACGACTTAACTTCTAAATTTTCGTAACAATGAAACAAGAAACATTTAATCTTTTTGATGCAATCAACCGTGAGGGCATAGGCAATGAAATTTGGGGTATGTGTAAAGACATCAGTACAAAAGCCTATTTCGGTACATTTGAAGAAATGGAATTAAAAGGTCAATTCGTGTATGTATATCGTGAACTTGATGAAACCTTTTGTTTCATCAAAGAATCAACGTGTGGCAAGCCTACTTATACATTGAGGGTTGCCAACAATGAATTTATTGACTTGTACAAACTTTAATATCAATCCGGGGTGGTGGAATGCCACCCCACAAAACATACTGATATGAAACGATATTTTGTAAACGGCATTGAAATTAGTGAGCAAGAGGCAAAAGCCATTGAACAAAAGAATCAAGAATACATGAAAAGCCCCGATTTGTCAGATTGGGCAAAATGTGAATTTATAATGGTAATCAATTCTTAATGACTATGTTAGTAAAAGAAATAAAACAAGCCCTTATAGGCAAGACAATATCATATTATGATGGTTGGTGTGGTTCAAGCAATTATTTCAAAATTGGCTATCTGAAAAAGGATGGTTCAAGTGTTCGTGTATTCCCTGAAAAGGGTAAGGGTTGTGGTGTGTTTATCCCAGTTTGCATAATTCCCACACTTATTGAGAAAGGGGAACATAAAGAATCTAACGAAATTGAACGGTGTTCTTTTGAAACAACGTGGAAATTACTATAACCAAATATGTGTTACTATGAAACAAAGATATGTTGCAAGCGTGAGTTTTGGCAAAGATAGTTTGGCAATGCTTCTCAAATTGATAGAAAAGAAATATCCGCTTGATGAAGTCGTGTTTTACGATACGGGTAAAGAGTTTCAAGCAATCTATGATGTACGGGATAAGGTTTTGCCATTGTTGGAAAAGCACAATATCAAGTATACAGAATTGCACCCCGAAAAGCCTTTTGATTATCTTATGTTTGAAACCCCGGTAAAGAAACGTGGTACAAACATAATACACAAGCGTGGTTATTCTTGGTGTGGTGGTGCTTGTAGATGGGGAACATCTGCAAAGTTAAAAGCGTTGGAAAAATATTGCAAAGAAGCAATTGAATATGTCGGCATTGCCCATGATGAACCAAAACGACTTGAAAAGGAACGCAAGGGGAACAAAATATTCCCCTTGGATGAATGGAAAATGACGGAATCCGATTGTCTGTATTATTGTTATGGTAAAGGGTTCTTTTGGTACGAAAACAACATTCGATTATACGAAATCTTAAAAAGGGTATCTTGTTGGTGCTGCCGAAACAAGAATCTTGAAGAATTGGAAAACATATATCGGTTCTTGCCCGATTATTGGGGAAAATTAAAAGATATACAAACACGATTGGAAGAACCCATGAAAGGTGAGGGCAAAAGCGTGTTTGACCTTGAAAGAAGATTTAAGGAATCAAAGATTATACTTAATAAGATAAGTGGTTGTATTAAATAAAATAATTACCTTTGTATGGAAAAGACAAGTATTGAAACACTCGCAAGCCAATACGGTTTGACGGTGGATTTCGTGAAAGAACTTCACGACAAGATTGTGGACAAGGAAAACTTTGCCCGTGCGGTCAAGATGTTTAATGACGGCTTGTTGCCGTATGATATGGCAACCGGGAAAGACCCAATCAATGTTGCCGAATACCGTAAAACGGTTGCCGGGAACTTGCGTGGCTTCCGGCACAATCAACAAGAAAAGGTCAAAGAAGCAATGGAACAACAAAAAAGAATTGTTGATTATTACAGTGCTTGTACAACCTTAGTGCATCGGCACAAGCCGAATAAAGCCGTCAAAGATGTTGTTTTCATCAAGGACGGACGCTTGGTTGCCTTTGCACGTTTTGAGCCAAAACAAGGCGGTATATACGCGGCTAACAATGAAGTAATGCCGGACTTCCATTGGCAACCGCATGAACATTTGGCACGATTGCGAAAGTTGAATAAAGCCTTTTATCGGCAAGTGAAGAAAGCGGCGGTCAATTCGCCCCGTGAATGGTTTGATTTTAATTTGAAGTGATATGGAACAATCTTTTGAAAACATCAAGGTCGGTGATATTGTCATTTTTGAAAGTGGCGGTTGGTACAATTATACTATCATTGACAAAGTTACAAGGGTTACACCGAAACAATTTGAAGTCAAATCACATCGCTTTCGCAAAAAGGACGGTTCAATGATTGGCGACAATTATAGACGTTGCCGACTTGCCACGGATGAAGATATTGCAGCCCACAACAAGGAACAACAACGAATTTCTTTGCGCAATAAGGTTTCAAAGTTCTTCAAGTCGTATGATAGTGTTGATTCTTTAACGATTGAAGAATTGGGCAAGATTGAAAATATTATCAAGAATAAATTACGTGAATGATGAACGGGAACACAATATATCATGTTTGTTTCGGTGACGATAACCACCATTATTTCGGCTCGATTGCTGCCATATTCGACACATTCACCCCGGTTGAATTGGGTGTGTCAAAGTCGCGGTTGTGGTCTTATGGTATTACCGAAACAAAGCCTTATCGAAATAACAAGTGCATCATTTATAGGGGTGTGATACATAGAAAGAAAACGAATAGAAAATTACCACAAAAATGAAAATTGAACAATATTGCATTAGTCTTGGTATCAAGGATAAAAAGGATTTATCCGACAAGCAAATTGAAGAATGGGGACGATATTTAAGCCCCGGGGGTATTCTTTCTCAAATTTTTATATTAGGCACGGAATTAGATAAAAAAAATGCCGTTGCTATGTTGCGAACTGCAATCAATAACAACAAGCATTTTCAATATTCTTACATCATCAATGAAAGTGAAGAAGACGTTGAGTTAAAAGAAAAATTCAAAATATGGCTTGATTAAGGTTTTGCCATATACTTTTCAATAATTCTTCGCATATCATCATATAATTGGGGCGCAATTTCTTTGAATATAGGGTTGCCGCCCCAATAGTTTTCAGAACAATGGGCGATAAATTCGGCAAGCTGTTTATCTTGTGTCCAATACTTGACATCATGCCCCCTTGGTCGGATGAATTTATGCCCGGAAATTGCAGCTTGCAAACAATCGGTAAATGCTCCAAGTTGTTCTTCAAATTCCATTTGTAATGCTTCTTGTTCTTCGCATTTCGCAAATAATTCTTTTTTCAGCCTTTCGGCTTCATCCATTTTGCCTATTTGTTTCAACTCTTGATATTGCTTCCAAGCATTATCCCTGAATTTATCAAAATCAGCCCCGAATTTATCAAGTTTTTCTTGAATAACCCCTTTGAGCCTTTCTCCCTCTCCTGCATTGATAACCTTTTTCCAATCGTCATAAATCTTCATCAATTCGCTTTTAGATTTAAGTGCAATTTGATGGTCAAAGGCGTGTCCAAATTCGTGATAGAACAATCCTTTTCGATACCACGGTGATTTGGACATTCGTTGAAGATTATCATTTTCAAATGATATATTCACATATTTGTAAGTCGGTGAATAATGCGCACCATTCTTTAATGCAACTAATGGAACAAAATCTTTGAGTGAATCGAAAAATTCTTTGCTTGGCAATGCTTCCATCATGCCGGGTATCTTTTTCACATAGTCTGTAAAAATGTTGTATGGCATATTGGGTGAAATGTTATCAAATCCTATTTGCTTAACTTCTTTCAATGATGCAAGTTTATAGATGTTGTAAGCCTTTTCAATTTGCACATACACTTTCTCATATCCCTTATTTACAAAATCATGTTCATTTATCGCCTTTATTGCTTCATTGTAAGCCTTGCGCCATTGAATAGGAATCTTTGTTGATGAAACACCTTTTAATTCCTGTAAATGGTCAATTGATTTGAAACAAGGTTTCGCTTGTCCGTTCATCAATGATTTATGACTTGACCAAGATTTCAATTCATAACCAAGCCATCTATCAGATTCACCATTCTTTATTTTTTCACGGGCGGAATCAATATAACCTTGGAAACGCGATTCTTTACCATAGAAATGTTCCAAGTTATCCATCAAAGTAGATAGACGTTCTGCATTTGTCGCTTTTGTCTTATCAGACTTAAATTGCCAATCAGGGGCTTTAATTTTAAGAACATCATCGTTGGATGCTTGATTTGTTGCTATCTTACTCAACAAGTCTTGAAGTCTTTTCTTAAATACTTCTTTTCCTGTAATCCAATCACGCTTATCACCTGTAATGGCGGCAATGTCGTTGAGTATTTCCGAAACATCAATATTATGTTTCCAGGCTTCTTTTATGGCTTCTGTTGCATCCGCGATATAATTCTTGTATTCCTGCATCACTGCATCAACACGACCATGTAAAACAGAAATTGCATTGACAACACCGGACGGATTGCGGTTTTGGATAGCATCATCAAGGATGAATGTATTTAAGCCCCATTCATTGCACATTGCGCGGATTGAAGATATTTGCGGCTTCAATTGGTCAAGCTGCCTTTGTATCGGGTCAATCTTCGGTTGGAGTGAAATAATATCCAACTTCAAGCCTTTGGACAATTGACCATCCTTGAAGTTGTCTTTGATGAAATAGGGTGTTGAAGCCCACTTCTTTTGTGCTTCTTCATGGTCTTTTACCCATTGCTTGAATCCGTCCGGCACATCGGTAACAAGGTTCTTGGCTTCCAACTTCTTGTATTGCGTGCCATGCAATGCGGCTTTGAGGTCGCCAAGTTCGTTTTCATCAAAGGTTTCTTCATCCATCAAGATAGGCACGGCATAACACATACATTGCGGATGCCACCCCTTGAACTTGAATGTTTTCGGATAACGCCCAACCAACTTTTCACATATATCACACTTGAACAATGGTTCATGGTTGCTTCTGCGAATTTCATAACCAACGACAAAATCAAGTGATTGCCAACGCAAGAAATCACTTTCACGATAAGCCATATTGATTTCGGAACGTGTAAGGCGCATCGCATTCTTATATGAAGAACGGTAAACACCTTGTCCGGGGTGGAATGCTTTGGCGGCTTTTGACAACACAAGGTTTCCGCGCTTAGCTCTTACACGGCGGAACAATCGGTTTGGCTCTTTAAGGTTTTCCCTGACATCACGGGATAATTGGGCGGCATTGCGACCCTCGCCCAAACCTACATCAAGGGCGGATTCCAATTGTGCTTTGTATTGCCCTACATATTTCCAAACCCTTTGCGACAGGTTCATTCCCTCAACTTTGCGTCCTTGGAATGTCTGTAACGCTTCCAAGTTTCGGTCTTGCATCTTCTTCAACCTTGCTTTGCTCAACTTGGACGTGTCCATTATTGAAGCAATGAAGCCATCATTCTTTTCACAAGCGAACAACCATTGTTTCTTTGACCCCGTTTCAATAACTGTTATCATTCGGTCGGCAAGTTGCTTTGTTATACCTTGCATTACAGATTTAACACCGGGGTAATCATCAAAAGAAAAGGGTTTGTCGGGGTCGTATGTACCTTTTGCCACCGCCTTTGCAATCTCGGTGGTGGCACGGTCAAACAAGGCATTCACGGCTTGTGTGTATTGTTCCGTTTGCCTGTAATGTGCTGCATCGTATGATTGAATCGAAAACCGCGTTGTCTTTTGTCGCTTTGCCATTATCTCCGAATTTTAAAGTGTTCACATTGCGGGTCGTTCAAAAAACGGCAATATTTGCCATTCGTGTAATAGGGGCAACGACACATGAAAGGCTTGCCATTAGCCCCGATTTCATGCCAATCATAAGAATGGGCGCAATCTTGACAATGGTATTTCGATTCTGCTATTTTCGTTTTATTCCGTTTTGCCATAGTACGTACCTTTTGATGTTACAAACTCACCGTGTTTCAATCGGTCAAATGTGCTTTTCTCAACGTGGCAACGGCGTACACCGCATGAATCAGCCACCCAAACAATCCATTGGTCAGGGACACTTTCAACCATCGGCTTTTTCAATATCACATCATAACGGGTCGTGTTATGCGCCGGGATAAACGCTTTCCCGACAACATACCCACTTACCGGGGTTTCCTTGCAGCTTGCAAGACAAAACACCATCAACATTATAAACAAGACCTTACGCATCGCCATCCAATTGAGGTTCACCAATCATAAATGAATTTTCCACGGTTGATTGCTCTTTGATTTTCTGCATCGTCAAAGCCACATCCTTTGAAATGCCCGCTTTTTCAACCGATTCTTCTTGTGATATTACGGGCTTGTTACCATTTGCCGTTAGCCAATAATTCAAATCTTCAAGTTCATTGGTAAGCATATAAGGCACAATTTCGGGTTCAATCATTATGGCTTCACAATCCTTTTCCCAAGCGGTGTTCATTTGTCCTATATATGCCAAAATGATATTCACACGCCTTTGCAAGTAATCATCGAAAATCTCCCTTTTATCCTGAACTTTCAAATGTGCATCCATGAATAACAGCTTCAAGGCAATGCCACTTATCGCCCCAAGCCCCTTGACCGCATCAAATGAAATATCCGGGGTTTGGGTGATTGTGTAAATCATCTTCAAAAGGGTTTCGATTTCAAGTTTCACGGATTCCGGGGCATTCTGCCAAGAAACATAATTCATTGTTGCGCCATCTTCACCCTCGATTACCGAACCTGCTTCACCTTTCTTTGACCAACCATTGATTTGCCCGGTAACAAATAGTTTCGGGCTTGCATGATAATCGTTGGTATCGGCAAAGTTTGATAGCAAGTGTTCCAAGCGGTCAATCAGCTTGTCCACATCTTCCGTTTCAAAATATGGTTGATAACCATAAGCAATCGGAATCTTGCCAATTGCAATCGGTTTAGGATAACCGGGGGCTACATCATAACCGTTTGCCCCATTCACCCACAACCAATGTTCCTTGTCCGTGAATGTTTCAAAGTAATCAATTGAATTTTCGCCATTGTCCTTACGGCTGAATGCTCGTGAAAATGCTACCATATCGCCCGTTTCATCGAAGTATGGATAAAGAGTATCGCCAAATTCAGGGGCAAACAAAGCACAACGCAACTTGTGCTTGGCATTGAAGCCATATTTTGAATGCGGCTTTTCAACCGTGTACCAATACTCCGCACATTCCTTGAATCCGAATATCGCACGGGCAATCTTTCGGTTCAATGAATTGCTTTTGACATCATACAAGATACGGTTCAAAGCGTATATGATACCCTTTTCATTGTCATTGGTCGGGGTTGCATTGTATTCGGGTGGATTGCCAAAACAAAAGGACACGGCACGTTTGATTATCAACTTTTGAATGGCAAGTGCAACCCTTGCCACCTTTTCCGTTCTGAAATTAACCGCTTCGCCAGCCGTTGAAATAACCTTTTGTGCTGAATCCGCTTCATTGTCGGCATCTACTTTCACCCTTTTATCCGGGCGCAATATCGGGTCGTTCACATCGTGCAATTTAGGATTCAATGCCTTTTTTGCACTTTCCACATCGGGTTGTGGTATAAATCGGCAAGATTTCAATTCTGAAATGACATCATTTGCCGTTGCTTTCTTAAATATTTCTTCAATTGGCATATTGTTATTGTTTTATAGTGATACATTAAAATCCAAAAAGACTTGCCACGTCCGATTTTTTGCGGTTTGCACGCTTTTCAATTGTACCCGTCAAAGCATCGGGGGCATCATCATGTTCATTTTGCCCGGCTTTTAAATACCCGCAAATGGCTTTTGCAAATTCGGGGAATAGTGTTTTCCACCCTTGGGGCATAAATGTGAGGTTCTGAACCATTGCCGAATGTTGATAAATGCGTGTTTCTTTATTCTCCGTTTGGTGGAATGAAGAAAACTTGGTCTTGGCATTGCCTAACAATCGGCATTGCTTTTCAACATTGTTCTTGAATAGGCGACCGCCATTGTTTGCTTCCACAATACATTCGGCAACATCATGTTTGGTAAGCATTTTTGCAAGCGCGGGTTCTGTGTACTCAACCGGACGTGTCGTATAAAGCACATCAACAATGTAGTTGCCCACATCTGTTTCATCATACACAATCGCACATAAGTAATCCGCGCCCGTGTCGGCGGTGTCCACATAACATTTGCGTTTGACATACTTTGTTGCCGGGCGAATAAGATATTCCACAAAGCCACTTTCGTACATAAGTCCGGCACGCGGTTGGGGGTCTTGTTGATACAAGGAATCGAACACTTGCGGATTTCGCTTGCGTATGGATTGCAACTTTTTCAGATTATGCCGTTCCGCCCACAATGCTTCACCATCTTGCCTTGGGTCGTATTCGGTCGGCTTTCCCTCTTTGATTGCTTTATATACGACAACAACCCACCCATCCGGGTTTTCCTTTTCATCATATATGCCTTGCTGCCGCAATAATGTACCCGCCAAATCATCTTCATGCCACCGGGTAAAAACAATCAACTGTTGGGAATCATTGTGAAGTCGGGTTTCTGCAACCGTATCGTACCAATCGGACACACTTTCACGGACAATGGGCGACCATGCCGTTTTAGCATCCTTGTAAATATCATCCATTATCAGAATATCAACGGGTTCACCCGTCAATGCTCCCCCCACGCCAACCGTCTTGAAGCCGCCGCGATAACCTACAATTTCGCATTCATCGGCATTTCGTAACCAAGAACCCGCGACCGTTGTAACATTTGAAGCATTCAAGTTGGTATTCGGGAATATCTCGTGATATTCGGGACTGTCAATAATACGTTGAATCTCTCGGTTGAACTTCCTTGCCTTGGGTGCATTATAAGACACAATCGCCAATTTGTTATCGGGATGCTTACCGACCAAGAAAGCGGGTAATCGCCTTGTTGAACCCTCGGACTTTCCATGTTGGGGTGGCATAAAGACCATAAGTTTGCGAATCTTGCCATCTGCAAAGTCGGTCAATACATGATAATATCGGCGGTGAAAGTCTGCCGGGCGAAACGTGGGCATTGTGGACATTGTAAAGCGCAACAAATCGGAACGACTTTCACGCATAAGCCGTTCTTTCAATGCCTTGTAATACTTTATTTTGTCCGCCCGCTTCTGCATTACTCCAACTTGCGTTTCAATTCCTCAATTTCCTTATCCAATTCTTCATCGGTCTTGCTTGCGAAAAGGTCTTTGCCGTCCTTGCCTGTTACCTCGGTGGATTGCCTGTTGCGCCAATGTTCCGGGTCGCCATTCGTCAAGGTGAATATGATTGCCGCCGTGTCCGGCTGAATGTGTTTTTTTGTGGTGGTTTGTTCCTTGATTATAGGCTTTGGATTGCCCTTTTCGTCTTTCTGTTTACCCGGTATGGTTACAACCTTGGTTTCTGTAACGTCATAGCCTTGTATCTTCTTCATCAAGGATTTCTTGGCTTCAATCACCATCGCTTGCATCCGTTCCGCCTTTGCTTGCTCGATTGCATCGGCAAAGTCGGGATAATCATTCACCCATTGATGGTATGTTTTCGGTGTTATTCCTACTTGACGGCAAATTTCCGCAATGGTGTAAGTGTCGGACTTCACAAGCCCAACAATCATATCCACCGTTTTTTTACAGAATTTTGCCATTCCTCAATCTCCTTTTTTACGTTGATTTTATTACAATCATAACTATTCTTTCAATTCACACTTAAAGCCCCTGTCTTGTAACTCACTGAATAACAATGACAATTTGGCAACATCGCCACATTCAACAATCAATCGTGTGTCAATCACCTTTTTACCCTCGTCATTGTTTTGTTCTTCTTCATCGCCTTGTTCCACCGGAATACCCCAATCTTCCGGGTCAAAATCGAACTTTTCGGCTTCTTGCATTATCAAGTCCGTATCAAATGATAGGTTTGCTTTACTCGTTGCGTTATCAGCAAGTGCAAGTTCACGCCCTTTGGCTGAATCTAAATCAATGTCCGTTCTTTTGACCGCCACAAGGGAATTGCCGTTGGTTTCAACAATAATCACGTTGTCAAAGCCTATGTCGGCGGCTTTTTCGGCGGTTTTGTTTCCGGCAATGATTCGGTTGTTCTTGTCAATAAGGATTGACCGCCCAAGCCCGAATTTTCGCAATGATTCATCCATAAGGTGTTCGCCAAACTCCGTTCCCTTATTGAAATTCTTATTATCAGGAATCAAGGAATCAATGCTTGCTTCAATCATCTTTGCCATATCATCACCAAATTAAGAAGTGAAACAATAACGACAATGGGATTGCACAAGCTGCACCAATAATCGTGAAAACCAAGTCCATTACTTCAACCGTTCCGTGTCCTTTGGAATCCCACCATTCCTTGCAGATTCCGGCAAGACTTCCAACGGTAAATCCGACCCACCAACCAAGCAAAGTTCCGATAACAAGTGAAATCAAAACACCGACAAAGAAATGCTTTCGTTTGTCGGGTTGTTTGGCGGCTTCCTTGACACTTTCCCATGCTTCAATGATACTTTCCTTGACTTCTGCAATAAAAGCCAAGAATCGGGCTTTTAACGGCTCTTTCACAAAAACCGATTCACCCGAAATGAAAACGGGCGGTTGCGTCTTACCTGAATAGACTCCCAACCACACTTTCCCGGTGAACAAAATATTCAATCGTTCTTTGAATGTCGTTTTCCAACACGACACACATTGTTTGCCATCATTCCAAACGGGTAATGATTGACATTCACTTTCCGCCATTGTTGACGGTCTTTGCAATACCTTTGTGGATTGCGCAAAATCAATTGGTTTCATCTGCTTTTGAATTTAGTTTGCAATGCAAATGCAAAATTAAAGCGTGTATTATAGTAATACACGCTTTAACAAAAAAAGTTAGGCACAACTTATCAAAGTTTCAACCTTATAGGCAAGTTGGCAAAAGACCATGCGAGCAAGGCGGCATCGCGGGCATCTTGATTTGTCCGACCCATCAAGCCCTTAAATGAAGCCAATTCTTCATGTGTAATTTTACGGTCTTTGCCTTTCCAACACTTCACCAATGGCGGGTGCTGCACAACCTCAATTCCGTAATGCTTGCACATTTCAACGATTTTCCGCCCGGTTTCATGGTTTGCCCCGACATCCTTTGCAATCTTTTCGGCTCTGTGTCCTTGGGCTTCATGGAAGTTGCTTTTCTTGACCATCCACCCGGCTTCAACTACAACAACCAATGTTTCTTTCGCTTCATCACGGACTTTCCTTGCGTGCTGCAAGTATTCAAGTAAGTTCGGGAAATCCAAGTTAGTAACTTCTAATTGCCTTGTGGGCGGCTTCAAGTATGCCACCCCGGATTTTTCTTTGTCCGGGTCAATGGCAATGATATTGTCAAATTTCGGCATAAGGCATCGGATTAAAAGGGTAAATCATCATCAACATCTGACGGGGCGTTGTTGGTCGGTTGCGATTGGGGCAACTGTTGTCCCAACTGTTGGGTGGGTTGGCTTTCACCTTTCAGACCACACAAGGTAACTTCATTCGCATTGACATTGACGGCAATTTGGTTGTTCCCGTGTTTGTCTTGATAGGTCTTTAAAGACAAACGCCCCCGGACAAAGACTTTGCACCCCCTTTTCAAGTATTGGGTAAGATTACCACCATCCCCATACCAAAGCACAGACACCCATGTTGTCGTTTCCAAAACCGAACCGTTGGCATCCCTTTTCTTTTCAGAATGGGCGACATTCATTGAAACGTACTTCTTTCCGTTGAACTCTTTTATTTCGGCATCATTTCCAAGATTGCCGATAACTTCCAATTGTAACATGACTTATAAATTTTGTATTATGTACTTCACCCAATTGGGCGGTATTATATCTATCACGTTTTTGCCCGGATTGTTCTTTTGCCAAATCCTGCATTCACGCAACATTTCATCTGCGACATTCCCCGGCGTTCTGAATCTTTTTCCATCAATAAGATTTTCACATTCCGGGATTGGTTCAATGTCAGTGAATAAACCAAGTGTTATGCAAGTGTATTGCTTTTGCTTATCAATACTTCTTGTTGTGCATGATTGGTCGGTTCTCATTGTATTTCATTTTCTGCTCGATATGCCAAGCCAAATCAACATTCAAGGATTCAGCCCACTTATTGACATACTCAATACCGAATTGAATACGTTTTTCAATCCCGATAACATCACGGGACAAACCCTTGCACAAGGCAAATGCGTTTTCGGTAAAGCTGAACTTGTCAAAAGCCCGGTAATAACGGCAAGGGTTCATCTTGTAGAAATCAATACCCAAAGCCCCGGCAAGGTCAAAAAGGCGAATGGCTATATCCGCCAATTCATCTTCAAGCGTGTTTTTAATGCACCTTTGAAATACCTTATTGAACCAATCCGGGCGAATTATGCCTTGAAAGGCATTTGCCATTCCCGTATCAAAACCCACTTTGTCGGCTTTTAATTCGTTTCGGTCGGCTTCTACCAATTCGCCAATCTCGGTTATTACAAGCATCAAACAATGTTCGTTGCTCAATCTCTTTTCCCAAAATCCGTGTTTTACGGCATTGGAATGTGCTTTTACTTTTAATTTATTGTAGTCCATGTTTATAAAAATAATTTAGGCAAAACGGGCAACGAAAGTATTTTTTCGTTTGCCGCTTTAAAAAACTCCTTTTTTATCTCAAAACCGTATGCCCGGCGGTCAAGATTTCTTGCTGCATACAATGTTGTTCCACTTCCGGCGGTCGGGTCAATAACCACATCGCCGGGGTCTGTGAAAATACTAATCAATCTTTCAAGCAATGGCACGGGCTTTTGTGTTGGATGCACCTTTGGGGTCTTGGTATCTCGCACCCAATCCATACAGTTAAAAATCATTGCCCCATCATTGTTGAATTTTGGCAACTTATCACGATATAGCAAAATGCCATATTCACAATTCCCAACGACTTTCATATTGGCTTTCAACACTTGTGCTGAAAAGTTCTTTCGGAATACAAGATTGATATAATGGTTAAAACCATATCTTTTACCAAGTTCTATGTATTGAAACTGTTGTTCAAATTCACAAAACACAATCATACAAGGGGCTTTCCCTGCTTCTTTTGGCTCTTTTACCAACATTTGAGAACAAAAGTGCATAAATTCAGCGGGGCGAAAGTCTTTGTCCGTGTCGAAAAACTCCTTTCCTGCTTTTGCCGATTCTCCCTTTTTATTGTCACCATCCACATACCACGATGGATTGCTTGCATAAGCATTAACACCTAAGTTGTAAGGTGGGTCGGCAATAATTAATTGTGCTTTCGGGATTCCATAAACTTTGAAGTTTTGGAAATGGTCATTAAATAATTCAACTTTGTTCATTGCATTCTTGTAACTATGTCAAACACCGCTTTTGTCAATTCAATGTCATACATGGCATCATGCAATGATTCATCATTGACATTCACACCAAGGTTTTTTGCAACTGTTGATAACTTGAAGTTTTCCATATCGGGGCGACGGGTCGCAAGATATGCGGAAGCAAGCACCATTACATCAATTGAGTTTGACCAAAACCAAGAACCGAAATAAACATCGCCATTCTGCAAGAAGAATCCACGCAAAAATTGGTTATCGAAAGCCGCATTGTTATAACCTACCAAAAAGAACTTATCCTTTTTGTTGAACTTGTCCACATACTTGCCAAGCATAGCCACAAACTCTTGATAAACTTGTTGCATCGGCGGGTATGCAAGTATTTGTTCGCGTGTTACACCGCCCACTTTCAAGGCTTCATCTTCAATCATTGCCCTTGGGTTGGGTTGAACGTGAAAGTCGAATGTTTCTTTTATCACGCCATCAATCACGATTTGCCCGGATATTTGGTGAATACCATGTTTGCCGGGGTTTGTTCCTGTTGTTTCAAGGTCGAAAAATACTAATTTCATTGTTTTTTGTTTTATAGTGATACAATTTATTTTAAATTTTTGATAGCCAATACTCCCATATTCGGCTTGCGATTTGTGCCATCATCACGGGTGGCACCGACATTCCACAAACATAATGCGGTGGTTGCCCGGCAAAGTTGTAATCTTGCGGGAATGATGAAATGCAACACACTTCACTTTGCCCCAAGAACCGGGGTTGCTCAAAATGAATCAAGCAAGATTCTTTGCTTGCAAGGGTGGGGCAAATTCTATCCAAGTACACATAAGTTTGATTAAAATTGCTTCCTTTGCTGAATAGTCTTTCATTTGCTGCACCTTGGTTCAAATCACCTTTTTGGCGGTTATCCCATAGCAAACGTATTGTTTTGCTCTTTGCTTCACGACCTTTGAAATCTGCAACTTCACCAAACATTATCGGCTTTTCGTTAAAGTCTAAATTCAAAGCCGGAACAACATCGAACAAGCCTTGCGAAACAAGGAAAGGCGCGGCAATATCTTTACGCAAGCACACGAAAAATACACGTTCACGGCGTTGGGGCACACCCATTTTTTGTGCATCAAGCAACCAATGTTGGCAATAATACCCGGCATCCTCGAAACCGTCATAAATGCGCCTTACATAGTTCTTGGCTTCACCAAGTAGCAATCCTTTTACATTTTCCGCAACAACCACTTTGGGCTGTAACCTCTTTGCAAGGTCTATGAAATCGAAAAACAACGTGTCCAACACTTGTTCCGCCTGCCCCTCACGAAAATGTTTCATCTTACCCCAAGCATCTTCACGGCTTCCAGCTATTGAAAAGGTAGAACAAGGGGGCGAACCGTCCAAAATATCAAGATTGAACAATTCGGGTGGCAAATCATTTTTTTCTTTGAACGTCTGTATCGGTTCAAGGAAAGGGAAACGCGGATTGTGATTTTGGCAATAGGTGTACATCATACGGTGGTCTATCTCATTGCACCCTATCACATCAAACCCGGCAAGTTTGTAACCCATAGAACTGCCCCCCCCACACGCAAAACAAGAAAATACCTTGCCTTTGTCCTTGGTGAAGTCGGCATCTTTCAACGTCCAACGGTAATCATATTTGTGTATCATTTAATTGTTTTATTTAATATATTATTTACTCTCGTTGCTATGTCTCTGAATTGTGGATTGTACTTGAAATCATCTTGATACTTCTTCAGCAAATGAAGCATGGTTGAATGGTCACGGTGTACGTATTCGGCAATCTTTGTAAGTTTCATTTTGTGCATCCGGCAATGGTACACGAAAATCATTCTTGCAAAGAACCCGTCACGCTTTCTTGATTTTGTTATGTATTCATTGAATTTCAAGCCCGTTACTTCGTGAATGGCATTTTGTATCTGCAACACAAAAAGACTGTTGCGAACCACATTGGATTCAAACCACACATCCTTGCCCATCCTTATTGCAATATCATATTCGATTGAAGCCCCGGTTGAATCCACCCAATTGTCCATCATGTAGATTGCATCACAAGACAATAGCATTTCAATATCCTTGCATAAGTGTTCATTCCAAGAATTATCTTTGTCAAGACCATTTTTCAAGGGGTTGGCAACTTCAAATCCAAGTTCGGTCAATAAATCTTCCGCACCACTGAACCGTTCTTGCACTTCATCATAAGGCAAACCGCTTATCTTTCCCGAGATGTATATTCTCATGGCTGCAAGTTCTTTTGGTTGTTGTGCAAAAACTTATTCACAAAGTACACTTGCCCTTTGCCCGTTACCTTGGTCGTGTTGGATATAAGGGTGTCGCCGTTTGGTTTCTGAATGGTCGTTTTCTTAATCTCGAACAACCCAAGTTCCATCGCCTTTTGTGTCGGTTGATTGTACCTTTCACCATATTGGCACAAGTAGCCATTTTCACGCATCCAAGCGAAAAGCCTTTTTTCTCCTGTATTCACTCCGTTTTGGCAAATAATTTTTGCAAGTTCACCAATCAAGACCGATTCATTGGAAGTTTCAACGGCTTGTGAAAACAAGACACGTGGGGCATCGGCTTCAATCTTCTTTTGTTGCTGCTCGATTTGTTCAGCTTGTGAAGCTGCAAGGCGCAATGCTTCGGCAAAGGATTGTGGGATTGCCGGGGTGGTGGGGGCTTGTTGTACTTGCCTAACAACCTTTTCCATTGCATTAAATTGTTCAATAAAACCGACCTTGAATTGCATTGCCTTTGCCCCGGTCAAGCCCATAGCAAGCAAAGAAAAGCCGTCACGGTTCATTACGAACATTGGGCGTGGCTTGCCTTGCGCATCAATATACGTTGATTCATAGAACCATTTGGGTGCGCTCAAATTTGAGCCGACCCCAAGAATGTTTCTTATAGCCCGGATAATATTGCGGTGTTCCTTATTGAATACTTCCGCCACTTTTAGGGAATCCGTTACGGGCGTTCCCTTTTCTGTCTTATAGACCACGTTTTGTTGAATGATAATACCGTTCATTGTTATCATAGAATTTGTTAGTTAATTATTCCGCATCATCATCAAAAAATTCTCGGTTCTCGTCCATAAATGCTTCAAATGCTTCATCGCAATATACACCCTCACACAATGAATCAAATTGATGGTCGATTTCACCGTTTTTCCAAGGGCAAAATGCACATAGTTCATCGCCCAATTGCTTTTTTAATTCTGAATCTTCCATTTGATTATAATTTTCTTCTGTCCTTTCCTTTGATTTCAAAGTAATTACACATTTCCACCAACCGACTTGCCACACGGTCGCCATAACGGCTCATTAATACATCACCTTGCATCTTCATGTTGGAAGTTATCAAAGTCATTTCATCGCATTTGTCGCCCCGGTATTCGATAAGCTGTCGGACTACATCAATACGATTGCCCATGTACAAGTTTTCTTGTGGTTCTTGCCCGAAATCCTGAATGCCAAGCATCGGTTGTTTTTTGAATATCTGGAAATTGCCATTCTCAACGAAGTAGTCACACAAAGCATCAGCACGAATAATCCGCCACCATAGGGGGCGCGGTTGTGAATCATCTTGCCAAAGAACTTTGAAGCCGAAAGCCGTGCAATATGCTTGCATTATTTCCAAACACCATGATTTGCCCGACCCTGTATTTCCGGCAATGTATATTCCACGCTTCAATCGCCCCGGTATCACTTGCCCCGTATTAGGGTCAAGGCATTCCATTGACGGGTCGCAATGCGCCCATTTGATGAAGTTTTCGTAAGTGAATCGGTTTTCATCATCAATTACGAATTTTGGATTCCGGCTTTTGCCAATCGCTTCAACAATCTTCAATGCTTCATTTACATCATAGTGAATGTATTGGTAGCGTTGGAAGCCCGCAAATAATCCACGCTGATTGATTGCATGAAGTATTTGTTCAATACTTGGCATTTGAATCTTTTTGTTATTTCCGTCTTTTACTTCCATTCGTCATTCACTTTTGTTGTTGTCTTGTTGCCTGAATATGCCGACCGCCTTTCTTTTTCTCCTTTTGCCCAATTGCGAATGGCGGCTTTCCAATCTTTCATCTTGTTTTTACCGACAAACCAACCTTTGCTTTCGTAGAAGTCGAAAAACCTTTCAGCATCGAAAGAATATCCCTTTTCAAGAATATAAGCCCTTATTTCTTCAATTGTGGGCGGTGAAAAGCGGTGTCCGCTTTTCTCTTTTATATTCTCTTTATTATCTTCTTTTCTTTCCTTTCCTTTTCTTTCCTTTGCATCATTTTGCAATGCACTTGCATCAGCTTTGCATTGCTCTTGCTTATCCTTGCTTGATTGCCAAAGCTTTATGGCTGCTGCTTTTCGCTTTTCCGCTATGTCTGCACGTTTACCAAGGCGTGTTATTACTGACTTTGACCAAAACTTTTCACCATCATTAGTGAACAAATCAAAGTCATTCACGACACTTTCAACCATTGCTACATCAACGTGCAATGCAAATGCAATACTTTTGCACGATTTCAAAGGCAAATGCCCCCCTTGTTCATATAATTGTTCTACAACGCACCAAAAGACACCTAACCCCGCCGCCCCATGCTCAATCAATACATCTTGCAACTTTGGGTCGGTTCGTGCATTGTAATCATGTTGAAAATAGAATGTATCTTTCATCTTACAACGTGTTTTTGTGATTCACCAATGCCAAACAATGCAAAGTCATATTTACATGGGTCTTTGGGGTCGAAAACCGCCAAATTTTGCGTTAATTCTTCAACGGTCTTGCGGTCATTCGTTTTTCGGGTAATCAAGCCTAATTCACGCCCTACACGGGCAACATGAACATCAAGGGGGATGTGTAATACTTCCGGGCTGAAATGGTGTGTCCAAATGCCTAAGTCAACGGGCGACCCAGTACGAACCATCCAACGCAAGAAAAGATGAAGCCTTTTGCAAGCTGATTGCCCTTTGTGTGAAGCATGGTTGCCCCCTGATGGTGCAATATGCTTATTGTATTCACCACCGTTGGCTTTGACCATCAGATATTGCAAAGCCTCAATCCATTGCCAAACATTTTCATACTTTATATTCTCCAAGGTGAAAGCCCGGTGATAGATATATTTCAGACCACAACAAATGTAAATCAAATCACGCCCGAAAAATGTGCGGTGAATGTTCATAGCCGGGTCTATATTATCCCAAGCGCAATCAATCACAAAACGGAATGGACTTTTCCCCATCATAAAAAACAACTTGTTGCAGTCATTTATGATTTGCTTTCTGTTGCCCCATGAAATCATTGCCGTTAACAATGCAGCAACTTCAATATCCTTTGCATCCGTGAAACGCCTTGGGAATTTCACGGGGTCATTGGCGATAAAAGCGGACGTTTCGTAACGCTTCACCAATTTATCCAATTGTTCTTTTGTAACTTTCATTGTTGCGATATTTAAGCCCCCGACCCGGCACAAAGTCAAGCCGGGGGCAATCTGTTAAACCTCAATGATTGCGATTTCCGGCGCAATCTCCCTTATTTGCTTCAATTGTTCATCAATCACCTTGTCGCGCAAATCTTCAAGCGTGGCTTGCGCACCGGGTGAAAGAAGTACGAACGCAACTTCACGTCCATTTACTTGTGCAAATGTTTCAACCTCTATTGTTTCGGGTTGCATACCCTTGAAAATGGGCATTTGAATTGTGAATGATTCGGGCAAATTGGAATTGACCACTTGTGCAAAATTATCCGTCCGATTACCATTTTCTTTCACGGCACGGTCAATCTTGTTGTTCACATCGGCGGTAAAGTTCATCAGGCATGAAACCAATTTCATGTTTTCGGCACGGTCGGCAAAGAATGCCCGATTCATCTTGATAAACATTCCAAGTTCCGTTGGTGTCCATACTTTGCCACCATTTATTCCAAATTCTATGAATTTAGGATTGTAGCCCAATTTGCCGACTATCTCACCACGTTTGTATTCATCCGCTTCATTGATTATCAAAGTGATTTCAATATTTTCACGGTTTACAAGAATATGGCAATCCTTTTGGGCAAATTGTCCCGTGTTGATTCTCTTTGTTAGATATTCAACGACTGCACCAATTACACCGTTCAATTTGGTTTTGACAGGTGCTTTGGGGTCAAGTTCCTTTGATGCTACACCCTCACGCAACACTAATTCAGCTTTTGCCATTCCGGGGGCAAAGTTGATTTGTAATTTCTCATTCTGCATATTATTCAATTTTTAAATGGTTAATCATTAGTTCCTGTTTTCCTTTCGGTGTTCATTCGTATTCCTTGAAAGAGGGTTGGTTGAAGTTCATCCGCTGTTGCTGGTCTGCATTCAATCAAATCACCCTCATCATTGTAAAACCCGGTTTCCTTTCTGTCTTGGTCTGTAAATCTGTAACATACTTCCGTCACATATTCAGCCTTTGACTTGATATTTGAAACCATATTTGTTCTTGCTTCTTTCAATGGTTTCAATCTGCCTTTGTATTCGGCTTGTGATTGCTTCATTTCCGCTTCTATTTCGGCGATTTCGATTGAAACATTGGCAAGTTTTTCTTTATGCCCTTGCAGTTCTTCCGGGGTGTATGGCTTCATGTACCCTTTGTTTTCAACACCATCGCAATTGTCTTTCAAAAATGCGATACGTTGCATCTTGTTTTCGTATTCTTTTCCAAGCGTCTTATCCATAATATTTCGTTTTATAGTGATACACTTGGTTATCTAAATAACAAAACTTGATTCCACAAGTCAATAAATTGTTCCCCGAATTGGCGGGCGCGAGTGGATGTTTTGAAGCAAAGCCGAGAACCGATATACGCATACGCATTCGTAGCCGTATAATTCGTATTCGCAAACACGAACCCCGCAGCATCATTGGAATATACAAACCACGGAAACCACTTTTCTTGATTCCTGTTTGAAAAATCCGGGGTGAAATCATCTTCTTTGTTCCATGCTTGTGCAATAGTGCAAAGACGGTTGAAAGCAATAATGGCTTTAACGTGTTTGGGGTTAAGTTCTGAAACTAACCTTGTAACATCTTCAAGTTGGACACAATTACCCGAAAGAATCTTTTTGACAACGGTAAAATCTGCATTGGGCTTGCCACCAAGATATTCCCTTGCCTTTTCATAATCTGTAACCACTTCGTTGATTTCCTTGCTTTCAATCTCTTCAAGGGTAAAATCAAACGGGGTCAAGTATTCTTCATCGTCTGAATCCACATCTTCGTTGTGTTCCTCGATAAAGCCCAACATTTCATCTGCTGCTTCACTCTTTGAATCAAACTTTCCGCAAATTTCTTGCGTTTTCTTGTTTATCACTAAATACTTTTTCATTGTTGTAAGAATTAAAATGGTGATACATTGAAGTTCTTTATTGTCATTCCACTTCGTGCAATGTGAATGGTCTTGCCTGTTGCTTCCAAAATACCTTGCTTAAACTCCCTTTCATTTGAATTGCCATCCGAAAGGTGTATCAAGACAATGTTATTGACTTTTGACAAGTCGTTTGCAATCAAGGCTTCCTTGCACGTGTCATAACTGCAATGGCTTTTAATCGTCCGTTCGTGCAAAGCCATCGGCAATTTTCCCGATTCCACATTAGCATCCAATATGTCTTGTCGGTAATTACATTCAATCAAGATGTTGTTCAAGCCTTGAAAGGTGTAACGCAAGTAATGTGTATCAGTCGCGAACAAGACCTTTCCACATTCACGGTGGTAAATTAGGAATCCGAAAGGTTCACGGGCATCATGTTGGACTGCAAAAGGCAACACACTGAAATTGCCGATTGCAACCTTGCATTGTGTATCCATCATCAACGGCGACAAATAAGGGCTTTTGAATTTCTTGACAACCTCGTGCAATGTCCCGGTGGACATATACACGGGAATACGGGCTTGAATGAAGTTTTCAACGTATTTGGCGTGGTCGCCATGCTCATGTGATACGATTGCCCCTTTAATGCGTGAAATGTCAAAATTGACCGCCTTTTGCACTTCGTTGAATGAAATACCACATTCAATTACCAAGGCTTCCTTGCCATTGTCAAGTATATAGCAATTACCCTTTGAAGAAGAACCCAAAATTTTCAATTCCATAGTCTTTCGGATTTTATTCATTTAGAAGCCCGGATTTGGCTTGTGTTCCTCTTTCGCTGCTTCCATAGTATCTTTGTTCACGTTTTCCGCTTCGGTGCTTCTTGGGGCTTGTTTGGGGCTTTGAGTGCCGTTTTCCTCAATATCTGCACTGATAGTTTCTTTATTAGCATTGTTCCGCCTTTCTTCTTCAGGGGATTCTATTACTTCTTGATAATCCACATCAACAATATCTTGTTGTTCCTCAATAGTGCGCATACCCATTGACAAGTCGGGTGCATAAACGGATGTCCACCACGAAGCAGCACGATACATCAACATTTGTTTTGTCATGGTCTGCCATTTTGAACCGTTCTTTGTAAACCAACCCTCTTGAATGGCAAGACGGACGGAAACCGGGGATGATTCAAGCACTTCTTTTGAAGCTTTCTTTGTCGTGTATGCCACACATTCAATGTCTTGTATTGCCTTGCCGTCAAACTGCTTTTGCACCGCTTGTTTTCGGTTGCTCCGTGAATCCCAAACATAATCGGTATAATCAACCATTCCCAACATTCCTTTGTTGGTGAAGCGGTATTGCAGCGGTTCAAAGCGACCGCAAGAATTGACGGTTGCAATCAAGAACTTTGACGACCAAGACGGCTTGCCATAAATCGGCACCATGTTTTGCATCACCATCAATGGACTTGCACCGATACGCATTGAAATCTCAATGGCAATCATACAATTGGCAACGGCTTTGTTTTGCGCGGCTTGGTTTTCAAGTTGAATTGCCGCAATTTGTTCGGGATTTGCATTTGCCGGAACTTGCTTAAATATCGGTTTGTAATTGTCCGGCACAAGGTCGGATGAAGCGAACATTTTGCAAACTCTCTGCATAGTTTCAAACTGTACCGGGTCAAAGAAGTTGAATCCGGCATTCATCGGGTTGGTGGTTGTTACAACTCCAACCGGGTTTTGTTTCTGAATTTCGTTCATAATTGATATTATTTGATGGTTAAGAAATTGTCTTTGTTTACAACCAAATTGATTATTTGGCTTTGCGTTTCGATAATGTCATTGACCGATTCCCGGTTATCAATGAAAATTGGTGCGCAAACCCCATAGAACTTGCACAACGTGTTGATAATGTCAAGACCTGCATTCATCTTGCTTGCAGTGTTTGCGCTGCCGTAAGGAACACCGCCGATTGTTGGAATGCACGTTTCAACCGGGTTGCCGTCGTTGGTATAATCGAACAAATGGAATGATACAACTTTAAACATCGCATTGATACGGCTTTCACATTCATCAATCTTGTTTTTGGTGAACTGTGCAATGGTGTATTCTTCACGCTCTGCATCGGCAATCATTTGTGCAAGTTGCTTGCCCCTTTCTTCAAGGTCTGCAATTTCCTTTTCACAACGGGCAATGACATCACGTTTTGCAAGGCGCGCGACCAAATCACCACGTTTTTTGTTACATTCCGCCTTTTGGGTCTGTAAATCGGCGGTATCAATGCCCGAATTGTCGGTTATAATGGTTGCTTCAATGTCGGCAATCTCCTTTTGCTTTGCTACATATTCGGGTATTTGTTCAGGAACGACGGTGGCAATATCAATAACCGGGACTTCAACGAATTTTTCTTTGAGTGTATCAAGTTCATTACACAATGTTTCTTTGGTTTTAACCGCATTGTCCACATCTTGTTTGATTTCATCAACTTTGGCTTCAAGTTCCGAAACCTTATCACCAAGTCTTTTGCCCTCGGTTGATATGTCATTGCATTTTTCGGCTTGTGCCTTGGTGAATACCTCACGGGCTTTTGAAATCATATTTTCGGGCAACTCTTGTCCACAATGTGGGCAAACTGTTTCACCATTGTAGGTCTTTTCATTTTCCGCAAACCATTTGTTGCGCAAATCGTCTTGCTTGGTCTTGATACCCTCAATTTCACGGTGAATTTTGGCAATTTCAACTTGCCCGGCTGTTATTTCCTTTCGGGTGTTTTCAAGCTGTCTTTCCTTATCCTTGATTTGGCTTTCAAGTTCACGGCGGCTTGCATTGGTTTCAAAGGCGGCATTTTGCGCCTTGCTCTTGGCATCGAAAAGAATTTGTTGGCATTCTGATTTCAAATTGTTTACCCTTTTTTGCTTGTTTTGTTCCGCTTCATATTGGCGACGGATTGCGGCGGTTACGTCTGCAATTGCCTTGTCGATTTCTGCAATCTCCTTGTCCATTTGTTCAATCTCCACTTCGATTTCATGGAAATCTTCATTTTCCGGCTTCATCTTGTGTGTTTGGTCAATCCTTGGTTGGATTTGTGCCAATTCATCTTGCAAGCGCTTTTTCCGTGCCACCAATTCTTTTTTGAAGTCTGCAAGTGATTTACCGCTTATCTTGTCAAGCAAAAGGGCAAATTCGGGATTCCGTGAAGCAATTTCGGCATCTGTAATTGTCCCTGCAAGCTGAAACAGTTGTTCACGTTGCAACTTCCAATTCATACCCACGAAGAAAGCCGGGTTTGTAATCATCTTGAACACGGATGAATCAATAATGGCTTCAATTCGTTTTGTGTACTCACCGACATTTACCGGGGTGTCATTCCACCAACATTCGGTATGGTTGCCTTTGAACACCCTTTCAACTTGTCCACGTGGCTTCACCCAATCTTCTACAAATGCACGTTTCAATGTGATTTCTTGACCATCAACCACAATAACACCCGACACGCTGCATTCCATGTTGTGAAGTTCTTGCCCGTTGATTCGGGTTTTTACTTCATAATCCTTACGGTCTTGGGTGTCTTTGCCGAATAGTAGCCAAATGAAAGCATCAAAATGGCGTGATTTACCCATGCCGTTACCACCTGTTATTGTGGTGACATCGGCATTGAAATTCGTTGTCCGTTCCTTTTCACCTTTGAAGTTGCAAAGGGTAAGGGATTTTAAAACTACCTGTTTCATTGTTAGATATTATTTATTAGTTCTTTTATATAATTCCAAGGCAAGGTCGGCATCAACCACTATGATTCGCCCGGTCTGTGTTATTGCCCGGTCTATTCGTCCACTTGCCTTGATTCGGTTTGCCGTTGTCACGCTGCAATTGAACAATTGGGCTATTCCGGCAATTCCATAAACCAACCTTTTGTCGGGTAAGGTCTGCACTTGTGGGGTGCTTGGGGTTGCCGATTCCAGCAAGTCCACAAGTTCGCCAACCGTCAGGTCGATAATCCTTGTATTGGGGTCGATTTTTATCATTAGCCGTTAAATATCATCGTCCATATCGGGCAATAAGCCTTTTGATTCCCACCGTACAAATAATTTGTATGCGATATATCCCACAAGGAACGCAAGCCCCTTTGTTATAAAGAACACCCGAAACCATGTTTCATCTTCAATGGGTTCACCACATAAAAGTATTAGTGCAATAGACCATAATATGCCCAAGATGGAACTTCTTATAATTTGCATTGTTACATTCTCTTTCATTGTTGCGAAATTTTAAATGTTCTACATTGTGAAATTGACCTTTGGAAAGTCGTTTTCGGATTTTCTTCTTGCTCTAACTCTCACTGTCCGGCAAGTGGTGTTGCGCATCCTTATTGCCGTATTGTCAAAGTCAATCATTTGCGGAATCATCAAGACAAGAAGAATCGTTGTGATTACATTGCTTTTAAAAGGCGACAAATCGAAAGAAATATGAAAATTCGTGCAAAACCACCATGCGGACAATTCATTGACTTTGGAACACCCGACCTTTTCGTATATGTTTCGGGTATGGTTTTCCACCGTCCGTTCCGAAATATAAAGTCGGGTGGCAATGTCTTTTTTGCTTGCACCCCAAGCGAACAATTCCGCAATTTCGGATTCGCGTTTGGTTAATTCTGCAAATTCATTCATTGTTTCTTTCCTTGATTAAACCTTTCACCATGTACCGGGTTTTCACACACTTCTATCACTTCACCGCTCATTATATAAGCGTCCAAATCTTCAATGGCAAAATAGGTGTCTTTGCCGTTTGGACGGTAATATTTTACCTTGCGATTAAAGCAAAGGCGGTTCATCATACTTGAAGAAACACCCAAGTATTCAACGGCTTCTTTTCTTGAAAGAAAGCGTTTTTGTACTCCTATAACGCCACTATTCTTTTTCATAATCTTCCAATCGTTTTGCAAGTTCATCGAATACTTTTTTGAAATGGTCAATACCTATTTTCCCATATTCTGCAACATCAAGAAATGATTTGTATGCTTCTTGCTCAATCATCATTTCTTCTTCCGGGTATAATTCTTCTTTTTCCATATTAAGCCCCCCAAACTTCTTTAATGCCAAATTCGGCAAAGATTGATTCAATTGCTTTTGCTTCTGATACTTTTGGCTCTACATCGCCCCTTAATCGGTTTAAGAAAGCCATTCGGGTTGTTATACCCAATGCTTCCATCAACTTCTTTCTACGCTTTCGGACATCGCCGTTCTTAACTTGCGACCATCCTTTGTTGAATGAAAATTGTTCTTTACTCATACTCTGTTGTTTATAAAGTGAATTTTTCGTTGTTTCCTTTTGGAATGCCATTAAAATGACGTAATTTTGCTATTTGTATATGTTCGTCTTTGCTTTAACTTTGCATTGTCGAACTTTACAAGTGCAAATATACGGAATAATCCGTGAAACAAACAAGAAAAACACGGAAAAATCCGTGTTGATTTTTAGCATTGCAAATATTTAATTGATTATGAACGATATAGACATTAAAAAAATTCGCAAGGAATTAGGCTTAACCCAAGTAGAATTGGCGAAAAGACTTGGTGTTGACACTAAAACCGTGCAAAATTGGGAATATGGTTCTAATATTCCGAAATCCAAGCACGCAATTTTGCGTGATTTGATAAAAAAGCCACAAATGTATGCCGGGGGTGGAGAACAAACCAATATTCATGGCAATAACATCAATGGCAACAATGTAACGGTAAACCAAGCCGAAACAATGGATAAATTGATAGAAGTTCTTGCAATGAAAGAAGCATCCTTGGTCAAAGCACAAGAACATATTGATAAACTATTAGAAATAATCGGGAACTTAACGAAAGGAAATAACAATGGTTAAAATTGAAGTAAACAAGTATTATGGCAATCCGTCTTATTATTCGGTAATGCCACAAGAAATTTTTGATGCACTCGAATTGGCAAGCCTGAAAGGTGAAGAATATGCTACTGTAAATAAAGACCTATTCGATAAAATGATTGTTGAATATGATAAAAAGATGAAGTTATGCAAAGAGTGATTAAATATATATTTATTATTTGTGCATTCGCATTGTCATTTTCAAGTTGTTCAAAATCGAGCGAAGAAGATGAAGAACCGCAAACTAAATTAAGTACGATTGCCGGAACGTGGCTTGAATACGCATATCTTAATAGTGACGGATATTTTACCGATATATCCAATACGGGATATAATATGTATTATGAATTTGCCATACCAAATAAATTCACGCAATATTCTATCAATGAAAACGGCGAAAAAGAAATTTCACATATGGGAACATGGGGTTATTCCGCCGAATCGCAACACGTATATATTGAAGAAGAACGCGGGTGGAATTTGGACATTTCCGTTGAATTTGATAATGATATAAAGAATGATGGTTTATTTCATGCTACTTTTGACATAAAGGGGCGAACACCAAACCAATCTTCAACAATCAAAGTTAAAAGGATAAGTCAATGAAAAAATCTATCAATCCACGGGCAATTGAAATCCAACGGCGATTTTTTGAAGCATTGGACATGGCTATTTCCTTGGGCAAGGTAAATGGTTTGAAAGGTTTTTGTGATACCCACAAATTGAACCGCACCAAGTATTCAAGGATAAAAAACGACTTGAACAAACCGCTTGATGAAATGACATACAAGATGATTGATTTGGATGCACTTTCGGGCATTTGTACGGACTTTGGCGTATCGGCTGAATGGTTGTTGCTCGGACGTGGCAAAATGCTTAAATCGAACAAATAATGCACATACAAAAGGGAATAAAGTTTTTGTTACACAAAAGGGGCAAGGGTGATTCCGAAAACCTTGCAATCCGAATGCGTGTTACATTGAGGGGGCAAACACCTTTTGATGTTCCGACCGGGCATAATATAGACCTTGATGATTGGGATATGGCAAACCAGCGTGCATTGCCATCTTGCAATTCATCATCTGACATAAACCGAACCATTGATGAATGGAAATCGGTAATGAATGAAATTTTTGCCCGATATGAATTGTTAGAAAAGCGTATTCCAACACCGGGTGAAGTCAAGGACTTGTTTAATGACATGATGGGGCGAAAGACCCCAACCAATGAATCCCTTGCTTCTCCCGGTGACAATTTCTTTGCGACATTTGATGTTTTTACCGAAACAATGGGCAAACAAAATGGATGGACGGAAGCGACACAAGAAAAATTCCGTGCAATAAAAGCACATTTACAAGCCTTTGACCCGTTATTGTCCTTTTACACCCTGAATGAAGAAAAGATGCAAGCATACCTTTCACATTTAAGCAAGGTTGGATTGCGGAATACCACCATCGCAAAGAACCTTGCTTTTGTCCGTTGGTTCTTGCGTTGGGCGGCAAACAAAGGCTATTACCTTGGCAAGCTGCATGATACATTCAAGCCCAAATTGAAAGGCATTGACGGCAATTCAAAAGAAATAATATATTTGACCCAAGATGAAATCAAATCATTGGAAAATCACCAATTCTTGCCCACACAATCAGCCCTTGAACGTGTCCGGGACGTGTTCTTGTTTTCATGCTTCACCGGGTTGCGCTATTCAGATGTTGCCAAATTAAAGCGTACTGACATAAAAGACGGCTTCATTGATGTTGTCACCAAGAAAACCAATGATGGGTTGCGTATCGAATTGAACAAACATTCACAAGCGATTCTTGATAAATATAAGGATTGCCGCTTTCCGGGGAACTTGGCATTACCTGTAATTTCCAATGTGAAAATGAATGCACACTTAAAAATACTTGGGCAAGTGTGTGGCATTGATGAACCTACCCGTATTGTGTTTTTTCAAGGGAACACCCGGCATGAAGAAGTATTGCCCAAGTGGGCATTGCTGACAACCCATTGCGGGCGGCGCACTTTTGTTGTTACCGCCTTGCAACTTGGCATTCCAAGTGAAGTCATCATGAAATGGACTGGGCATTCTGATTATTCGGCAATGAAACCATATATTGCCATTGTTGATGAATTAAAGGCAAAAGCAATGTCGCGATTTGATAATCTCTAATGTACACGATTTGATATTGGGCAAGTCATGTACACGATTTTGTACACGAAAAACAATGCCAAAAGCGATATTGTATGATATTGTAGAATATCGCACATTATTTGAAATCTTTTATTTTCAGTAAGTTTGGTATGTTGTGGCGTTATATGAAACTTTTGTTTTGAGAACCTGTCTCTCCGCAATAAACCTTGATAATCAAGGTTTTATAAAATAGGTACACGAAAATGTACACGAAAGCCCCAATCTTGGGGCTTTTTTTCATATCCATACGTTACGAGTAAGCACTCCGATATAAAAGAAGCCCGGCAAAACCGGGCTTCAACATTGTACCCGGCGCAACTCCGGGCTTTCGCAACAATGTGGGTGCAAATTTAGCAAAAATCAAAGGATTTTCAAGATACCCGAAAGAATCTTTTTAATCCAATTGATAATCGGCACACGTTTGAGGTAAAGCAATGCCACCACACCGATTAAAGCGATATAAAAGATGTACCGCCATCGATACGGGTCGGGGGGTGTTTCCTGCTGCTTTTCCGTGTTTGTTTCATTCTTCAACACGGTGGCGGCATTTTCAGATTCTTTGCTTTCGCTCGATTCCTTGCTTTCCCCCTTTTGCTCAACATCGGTTTCAATCACCGTTTGTTTTATGGACTTGACCACGCCTTGCACCTTACCGATATTATCCAAATCAACACTTGCCGTTGGCTTGGGTGTCGGTTGTGGTTCGGTTGGCTTTGGTTCGTCTGCAACCTTTTTACCCGAATCCTTGGCAAGTTCACCTTGCGGCTGCTCGATTGTGGTTGGCGGGTAAAACTCAATTTCGGTGATTGTAACTTTCCCATGTTCCGTCCGGGTCGTGTCCACAACTTTTTTGGTCTGCTCTGTTACTTCCTTGACAACTGCCGTGCTGTCAAGTTGCGATTCCTTGGCTTTTGTCGCCTTTCGTGTCGCGCTGCATGAAGCAAGCAACACAAGCCCCAACACAAGTGCTAAAACCTTTTTCATACATCAAATGTTTTTAATGTCATTCAATCGGTTCAACCAGCCTTTCAAGAAACGCTTGTTGGTGTGCTTCATCAACTCGCTTTCGGTCGCCTTGCGCCCGATTTTCTTTTCATATTTGGCAATGCTTGTCCGGGTTATGTCATTGAAGAAATCAACACGTGCTTGGAATATCGCTTCAAACAATTGGTCGGGGTCTGCAAAATTCACCGCCGACAATGTTTTGTTTCCGACAATGCCATCATCTTTGACACCAAGCAATCTTTGGGGTATGACAATGCCGTGTTTGCCCGAACCCCAAACCCAATCGACCAAGATGTTTGCTACCTTTTGCGATTGTATTTGGTCGGCTTTCCACCTATCCCAATAATGCGGTTTCAATACCCGGTTCTTCACGTCCGTATCTGTAAGCAATTTCAAGTCCTTAACGTCAATATCCTTGTCGCCGTCCTTGTCATAACCTACATTTCGCCAAGTCGCGATTGTAACACCTTTGTTTGTTGCACCCCCTGCATCTGCCGGGTCATTCACAAAACCGCCCTCCCATTTCAGGATGAACGGCAATAATATATCAATGTTTGCCATCTACCTTAGATAATAATGTTGCTATTTGAATACCACTACAACGTATGTTCTTTCCTACAAGCTGCTTATCCATGCTTTTTTCACCGCAAAAAGAGAATCCCAATATGCCAATCGGCTTTTCACCGTCAAACAAAGTGAGCAATGCGATTTCGTTTATATTGTTTGACTTCATCTTGTAGTACAACCGTTCATCAATTTCTTTAACCTTGTCAATGCCGCCATAAAAGAAACCGTCCTCTAAAACCCTTACAATCAACTTGTATTTTGACAAGCTGAAATCGGAATAATCTTCATCAACATTCATAATACCATCCCGGACTTCTTCGATTCTCATTGAGCCGAACAAGAACGGCAACCTGGTTGCAAGGTTTTTACTGCCATTATGAAATTCGATAAGCCAAGTTCTGTCGGCATTTGCCGTGAATATTGCCTTTGACAAAATCCGCCGAATCTGTGAATCCGCTTCCAACCTTGAAGATACCAACTTGTCGTGCTGCTCTGTCTGTATATTAGTAACACGTTCAATCAAGTACTTGGGATTCAATGCGAAGAAAACGACATAACCAGCCACAAGCAAGATAAACAAGCCTTTTAGGATAGAAAAGAATCCGTATTTCTTTTGCAGATTGAGCAACTTTTGAAGCCACCCAATCCCTTTGTCCAACTGTTCCATAATCAAGTGAATTGAAAACATTTTCCAACCTTGACAATCGTTGTGTCCATTGGGTACAACTGCAATGGTGGCAAGCCTTGTTCACTCCTTTTCTTGTTCACAACGGGCAAATTGCTTTCGGCTTTTTGAATCGCTGAAATCAAAATGTCCGACCCGGTAAAACAAGAACGTCTTTCCCCAACGGGTGTCCCGTCGGGGTTCTTTGTGTAGCAATCACCGTCTTTGTCGGATGATTCATTGAAAGTCGCAAGCACCACTTGCATTTGCATTCTCAACCCGGACGCATTCTTTCCCGGATATTTGGTTGGCTGAATGATTGTCTTTTCAATCAGGATTCGGCGACCGAATAAATCTTCAATTTCGATTCCTTTGCCAATCACCACGTCCGATTCAATCCCAAGTTCACAAAATTTTGCCATTGGTCTTTAATGTTTAATTTTACAATGTGTTTAACAATAATGCGTTCAAATCTTCCGTAAACTGCAAGTATTCCTTGTATTCGGCAACCGCATTATCATTGACTGAAATGCCAAGGATATGTTTGTTGTAAGAGTTTACAAGGTCAAATTCTGCCGTTTCGTCAAGAACGGAACGAATGATTACCCTTTTTAAGTTCGCCTTTGTCGGCTTGTCGAATGTGCGCACTTCATAACACTTCCAACCGACTTGAACTTCTTTTTCCTTACCTTCAGGAATGTCCGTTTCGGGTTCAATGTTGAAACGGTATAAGAAAGAACCGTCGTTGTCCTTTTCCAAAACGGCGGGTTTGCCATGCGCCATGTCATAATGCGCATTTGCTTCGATTAAATTTAATTTCATACGGGAATGTTTTTGAAAGTTTCTTCATTAAATTGATTGAATTACAGTATTTGCACCATCCCCACCAACTGCAAATCTGCTGTTTGTACACCTCTTTTGTCGGGGCAATCTTGCGTTTGTTCAACTTTGCCACCCGGCGACAAAGTTTCTGTTTGATTGATTTCCGCAAAACGGTGTGGGAATGGTAAAATACATAGCCCAAGAAGTCAATCCCCCTTGAATCAACGGGAAAGACTTGGTAATTGCGTTTGACTTTAAGTTTCAAGCCACGCAAGTAAGCCCGGATTTCGTGCAACAATCCATGCAAAATATCCTTGTTGTGTGCAAGAATCACAATATCATCGGCATAACGCCAATAATACTTCACCCTCTTTTCCTCTTTCAACCAATGGTCAAAATATGCCAAGAAAAGGTTGGCAAAGTATTGGGAAAGATAATTGCCGATTGGCACACCCTCAACGGAATCTATAATTTCATCAAGCAATGCCAAAAGGCGGTTATCTTTTATTTTGCGCCTGACCACCTGTTTCAACAACTCATGGTCAATGGACGGGTAAAACTTGCGGACATCTATTTTAAGGCAATACCGCGTGCCATCCGGGTCTTGCTTCAATGCGTGCCTTAAATCCTTGGCGCATTTATGGATTCCACGGTTCTTGATACAAGAATAAGTGTTCTTGTTGAACAATGATACCCAAATGGGTTCAAGTACGTTCATTATCGCGTGGTGCAAGATTCGGTCGGGATAATATGGCAACCGATAAATAAGACGTTCCTTGGGTTCGTAAATCGTGAAAATGTGATACTTGGATGTTTTGAACGTACCGTTTTTCAAACTTTCGTGCAATGCAAGCAAATTGGCATCACGGTTTTTGTCGTGAATCATAACACCATAAGAACGCAACTTGCCTTTCCTCGCTTTTTCATCTGCAAGGCGCAAGTTTTCAAGTGAAATCACACGTTCATATAAATTTCCAATTCGTTTCATTGTTTTACAATAACACAAGTTTGCTTGTATATTAGGATTCTTCGGGTGTTATCCCTACCAAAACCGTTTTACCTATTTCATTTTTTGCCGTTGGATTGCTCCAACTCATTCAACCCCGGTCGGATTGTTTTTGTGGCAAGGTTTCCGATATGCAACTATATTTTTACAAGCATAGCTGAGAACCGATATTCGCATTCGCATTCGTAGCCGTATTATTCGTATTCGCATACACGAACCCTGCATTCGCACCATTATTCGCATTACCGCTGAACAAAACGCCACGACATCGGACAACCTTTTATTTCAAAACTTCAAAATCACATTTTTATTCCTACTATCTTGTTGAAGCCGTTTCGATTTGCTCAATTTGCGGGAAAAAGCAAAGCCGAGAACCGAAATACGCATACGCATTCGTAGCCGTATTAGCCGAAGACGCATACACGAACCCCGCAAGCGCACCAGAAGACGCATTACCGCCGAACAAAACGCCACGTTCCGAAACTCCACTTGCCGGAATGCTTGTGTAGAAGTAATCACAAAAATACGTTGTAGAACCCGCACCGACTTCAAGGGGCATAATCTCGCCATCCTCACCAATAATCAACTTCTTTACATAGCCCTCTTTTCGTGGTAAATTTCCGCGCAACTTATAGTTGGCTACACCCGAACTTGTGAAACTTGCCGGGTCGTCGCAAACATAAAATTCAGATAATCCGCCGTCGGCTTCCGATTGAATCAGACATTTACAACCGTCCGTCCATTTCCACAAATGCCCAAAAGGATTTTCAACGCCTCGATAAGATGGAACATTCACTTTGAATGGAACTGCATCATATTCCGTTGGCATTGTATATTCAACAACCCCTGTGTGATTGCCAAGGCTGTTTGTTGTACCACAAGGAATCACCGGGTAATATCCATTAAAATTGCTCCACTTCGTGCCATTCAATGTTGTAACACCCACACTTAATCCACCTTGGTGATAACCACTTTCATCAAGTTCGGCATTAAACGCATCTTGTGAATTGAATGTGCAATATTCAACAGCGAACAACCACCATAACTTGCGGTGCGTATGATATAAGTTACAATTCCATTCGGTTGTACCACGCTTGCGGGCATACGTGCGGAAATTAGTTAATGATATTGCCGTTGCGGGCATACCAAGTTGTGTCTTGGCTGTTCCATCACGTGAAGCATCATTATTTCCACCGCGGTAATCCGCATCCATAGAACAAACAGCGGCAAGTTTGCTTGTTGAGCGTTGCACGGTCGCTTCCACGGCTGAAACATAGTCTTTGCGCCAAAGATGAAAACCGGGCAATGGTTGTGTTGATTGTAAATGCCGACATTTGTTGCCGTCCATTTCAAAACGTACATACATATTAGGTAGTTCAACCATATATTGTCCGTCCTTGCCCGTCAAATCTGCCGCCGCGCCGTTATCACGTTTGGTTGAATCATTTGCGTGCAAATAATAATTTACCTTGCCATCATCTTTCAAGATGCAACGGCGCATCAATGATTGCAACGGCAATTCCTTGTGCAATTCCATCTTGCCTATTCGTGTCGGCTTTGGATTTGAAACGGTAATGTCCCATTCAATACCGTAATAATAATCATAGGCGAATTGTGGCTTCGTGCCACCTACTCCGATAAGTAAACCCATATCAATAGCCCCATTTTAAGTTAATACCTGACAATGAAGTTTGCTTCACCGTCTTTACAATTTCGGGATTCCAACCGCATTCAAATTGCGTTTCTATGAAATCGCCATCACTCATCCCGGCAAGCTGCACCGATAACAACACGGGCTGTGTGCCGTCATTTTTGATGTTGAAACTTTGACCGTCCGGCAATGAAAAGTTCTTCATTGTCAATTGGTCAATGATTCCCATCTTTCCTATTTGGGCGGAAACGTGTTCGCCACTTCTTGTTTCATTCATAATTGAAAGATTTTTGATACAAATTTACGTCTTTAATGTATTACTATAACACAAAGTGGATAAGTGAAGAATAACTTTATGCCAACAAGGATTCAAGACGGTTGATTTCATCCCGTATGGCTTGCCTTTCGGTGTGTAATTCTTGTATGTCATAAGGCAATGCTTTACCCACTAACGAACATTCATAACACTTCGTAACCCTGTAATCAGATTCCGAAAGTTGTTCTTTCAATTCGTTTATTTGCGTATTTATGGCTTCGGGGTCGGTCTTGATTTCCCAAAATTGCACCACTTTGCCATCAATTATTTTACATGAATCAACTGCAATTTGCCCGGATTTAACTTGCGGTTGTTCACTCTTGACAAATTCAAGGAACCCGGATTCCCTTAATTCTGTCATTCTTGAACCGTTGCTTGGTGAACAAAACACCACGTCAACCATTCCATTATCTTGTATTTTTGCCAATTCCATAATTATGTTCTATATTGTACCAAATAATAATCAGACGCATAAGCCCTTAATATAACACTATCACCTTGCGCCATATCAATCCATCCATATCCACCGTTTGGTCTGTTTGCGTTGTTATCAACCAAATGCCCACCGTTCACGCCGGATAATCTAATTCTATTCTTATTTCCCAACCATGTTATTTGAATATGCAATGAAAATGTTCGCATACCGCCCAAATCCTCCCATATAGGTGCAAGTTTTGGCAATCTTACTTCTCTATATGAAGAACTAATTGAATGAAAAACATAAGAATGCGTTAGATGAATATAATTTTCAAGTGAATCGGAATATGCTTCACCGATATATCCTTTTTCAAAAACTGCAAGTTTCCCATTTATCAATTGATTCCCGAAAACGGCAAGTGCCTTTGGTTTGTACCATACTTCATTGCTTTCATTGTAACCATCCCTATGTATTTCGACGGTCGTACCCATGTTACCCGACAATTCAAATAAAGCATTGTATGGATAACCTAAAGAACTTAAACAACCTACAAGGGTGCGTTGACTGCCATTATAAAAGCGGATAAAGTTATTTAATAATGCAAGCCCACGTGTTGTGTCTTGTTCAGATGATGAACCATAACCGATTTGTCCTTGTTGGATTCGGAAACCACCTATATACCCGGATATTGCATTTATGACACCCTCAACCGTTGCTTTGGTCATAACAACCGAACCATCTTGCATCACACGGTAAGGCGCGGTTGCCCTATTCTCAAATGAAGCACCAGCCCAAAAGCGAATAGAGTTTGCCGCCGTTCCTTGCCCTGTCATACCCGCAAGGATGCTTTTATTGTCGCCTGCAACCTGAATCGTGCCTGACGTAACCAAACCGCCGTCAATCACAGTCTTTGTATTGTCATAATCAACAGCAACAACCCAATCATTGATGTTGTATGATTGCCCTTGTACCTTTTTAGTTTGACATCGGCGCAAATCTTTACCATTCACCCATAAATCGCCTATATCATAAGGTGGGTAAGGGGTGGACACAAACACACGTCTTTTACCGTCGGCGGTATCTTGGGCATTGTTGGCGGCTTCGTATGCGTCAATTGCTTTTTGGTCTTCAATGTTCACCCAAGAATAAGAACTTGAATAACGCTTCAATTTCTTTTGTGTTGAGTGATACCACATATCACCAACGTGTTTTGTTTTCATTGCCGTTGTTGTCCAACTTGAAGCCGGGTCGGTTGTCTGAAACCATGTTTCAATCTTTCCGTCAATCTGATTGGTCAGGTCGGTAATGGCATTGTTGTATGTGCCATTGATAAACTTGTTCAATTCGGTGTTGTCCGTGTACTTGCTTGCCTTTTCCCAATCGCTTGACGTGTAAGAACCCGTTGCCCGTGAAGTCTTACAACGCATAATATCACCGCTGCCGCCTTGAACCCATAAATCACCTACTTCATAAGGGGTGTAAGGGGTGGACGTGAAAATTCTTCGTTTTGTTTTTGCAAGTGCAAGTGCATCATTTGCAAGTGCAAGTGCTTGTGCAACTTCCGAATCTTGAAGAACTTGCCAAGAATAAACCGAACCGTTCTTTATAAATCGGAATACTTTACCGCTTTCCGTATTATAAAACAAGTCGCCCAAATGATTTTCTTTCATTTGGTTGGTTGTCCAATCCTTTGCCGGGGCATTGGTCAATGTAGGGTCGTAGGTTTCAAAGAATTGTTCAATCTGCCCATCCAATTGTGATTGGATTTCCGAAAGAATGCCGGGCAACGTGTTGTTTATAAAGTCCTTGTTTTCCAATGATTCTTTCCCTAATTCTTCAAGGGTCTTTTCTTGCCCATTAGAAGAAAACACAATACGCCCGCCAATTTCGGAATTGTCCAAATCAAAATAGGTTGTGCCGTCTGCCGATTCAATACGCCCGGTTTTGATGAAGCGACCGTTCACCATTGTAAAACCATACGTCAAAGCCAAAGAACGAACATTCAATTCTTGGTCAATACTTGATAACGTACCGACCAAGAAATGATAATAATTCACATCATCTTCAACCTTGATTTGGCTTGTGGTGAATATGAATACCCCGGCATTGCCATTTCTTTCACACTTTGCATAAAGATAATATGCCCTGTCGTTCCCGGTCAATGTCGTTTGACCGTCTGCCATCACCCATGACACCGCCGATTCTTCTTTGATAGTGTAGTGTGTCAAAACACCGCCTTGCCACTTTACCAATCTTGGATTGCCATTGTAATTCGGTTGGAACACCGTATTAAGCAACCCGAACTGCATAGATTTTGCACCAACGGAAAGCGCAAGGGTATCAATAGACCCAGGCTTTATTTTGTCGGTATAATAATCGCCGTCAGGGTCAAATACCATGTTCAATACTTCACGGCTTGACCGCCAATTTGCACGGGCGCGGGTGGGGTCTTTCAGGCTGTTAATGGTAACAATCTTGTCAAGTTCCACCAAGTCTGAAATCACGCGGTTGGTAATAGTTGCGTTGGTTGTAATGTCCGAAATGGTCAATGTGTAATCGTAGGGGTCAAGGATATTGCGCACAAAGGATTTTATGCGAATAGCCTTGTCCACATCAATATCGGCATCAACAACGTGCAAGAAATCACCGGGGGCAAAGAAATTCGTTACCGAATCATTTGTTCCCACCAGCTTTTCCAAGAAAGCCTTGGTAACGCTCAACCCATATTGAACTTTGGGTTGGCAATTTTGGTCGTAATACTTGTTTCCGACTTCCGCCAATTTCGCTTCGGCTTCCGCTTCAATATCACTTGGATAAGCGACATCAAGAATCTTGTATTCGTTGCCCACTCCGAATTGGAATGCCATTGAAGTTTCAGGCGGGAACACATCGCCCCGGTCGTCGGTTGCCTTTAACAACGTGAACTTGTGCGTTGCATGGTCGTAACTCTTTACCTCGAAATCATATCCGGCAAGATTGCCCGTGTTGAAATGAATCTTTGCCGAAACACCATTGATAAGATACAATGTTTCACCGCTTGCATTGGTCGCGTTCAAGTCAAACGGAAACTTCTTGTCTATGAAGCTGAATGTATCAACCACAGATTCAACCGAACCCGTGAATGTGGGTTTGACATCATCAAAATTCTTTCGTCCCTCAAAGACACCGTATTTGGCTACCATTTCGGGCTTCTCAATGTATGATTGCCCCTTGGTCTTACCCGGTAAACAAAGGCGGTCAGCGCGATATTTTGAAGTAATGTTTTCGGTTGAACCATACACTTTCAACCGGGTAACAATGTTTGATGAAGAAACATTTTCCCGGTGCAAGTCATACAAGCCGCGTCCTTTGCCATACTCGAACGTAAAAGGCAATGTTTGCCCGACACGTTCATAAAGATTGACCGTGTAAACCCCATTGGATTGCACAATTTCAAATTCAACATTGAAGTTGGATTGTCCGCAAAGATTCTGCAATACCGACAAACAGTTATCAGATTCACCGAAAGTCAAGGTCTTGTCGCCAATGGTATCAGGACAAGCCCCCAATTTCCATTTACCCGGAAACACACGGTTTGCATTGGCAATAAGAACCGTCATAAAGCGGTGCAAATTACCCGTCAATGTGTCGCCTTGCACATCCTGCAATTCATTGGTGGTAGTGTCAACAGTCAAGTCGTATGTAATGCGGAACAAGTCATATTGCACACCCTCGAATTGCAAGGTATATTGAAATTGGTGCATTCCTGTTTTCTTGACCGACGGCAAGCGGTTCAACTTATAATCACGTCCAAACACGGTGATTTTATCGCCAATGTTATATGTTTGCGGGAAAGGCGATTCAATGGTAATATCCACCGTATCTTCTGCATTCAAGCCCCAATTCTGTTTTGCCGACGTTATCCCGGTTGCCGTGCGCCGATTCTGCATTGGCACACGGTTTCCATTAGGCTGTGTAATAATTATATTCGCTCCCATACAATAATAGCATTTGTTTCAAACGAAGAAATTTCATCAATGCACCCCGTCACTACCTGGAAATAATCACCATTCACATCATAGTTGTGGGTGATTTTAACAGAATCACCGCTTATGTCATAATCAACTGAACCATCACCCCAATAGATGTTCACATATTTGCTACTTGTCAAAGTGATTGTGCAAGTCTTGGTTGATTCATTCACACGTATATGTTTCAACACTCGTTTCACGGGTTCGGGTTCAATCAACTTCAACTTGAATGTGCCAACCATAAGTTCATCGCTCCATTCCTTTGATATTTCAATCGCATCTTTACAATACACTTCATAAATCAAAGGTTTCACGGGGTGAACGTCAATGACAAGGCGGTTTGTTCCTGTCTTGTCAAACTGTTGTTCAAAAGTGGTAATTTTCTTGATAAAGTCCATTTTGGATTCTGCTTTAACAAAGCAAGACAAGGTGATTTCCCTTGATTCATAGAACTTATGTGATAAATCAACGCTTTCACCATGATAATTATCCCAATTCAATGTCGCGGGAGCTTTCATTTTCGGGCGGTTCATTACACCGTCCGAACCCGACACAAATACGCCATATTCCTTGAAGTTCACACC